CTAGAAGCGGTGGATCTGCCGCTCGGCCTCGGTGAGCGCGTCCAGCATGCCGAGGCCTTGGATCAGCTGCCCGCATAGGCCGTCCAGATCGCCGACATAGCCCCAGTTGGTTTGGTGAGCCTTGGCTTTGCCGGCATGCTCATCAACCGCTCTGGCCAGCCTGGCCAAAAGCGCCTTTGCTGCGGCCTGGTGGTCAGCGTATGCCGCCTCCGCCGTCTTCATACCGCATCGCCCGCAGCGGCGTGCCTGCCGGCAGCGTAAGCCGCCTGCAGGGCCTTTTCAATCGACCAGACCGCGAGGTCATGAAAATCCAGGCTGTCGCTCCTGCGGGCAATCAGGGTTTCGAGGCCGAGTTGTTCGCGGGCGATGCGCTCAAGAAGGTCAGCGGGCGCGGTGGCCAGGGCGGTGAGGGGCGGTTTGTTCATGCGCCCAGTAACGCTCTGTTCGGCCCAGCCAGCAAGCGGTTCCTGCATGCCAGACAACGATGGTCTGGCATTCTCAAGCACCTGGCTTGAAGTTGCAGATGATCAGCTCGCCCCTGGGCTCCCGGCCGCGCCCTGAAGCGCCCACCGAGTAGCTGATGCTGACCCGCTTCATGCTGTGCCCCTTGAACGCCTTGCGCATCTCGGGGATGTCGTTCACGCTGACCACGGCCTTGCCCTTCATGGAGCCCATCAGCTCGGCCATCAGGTCGTACTGTTCAAGCCCAAACGCCACGCCGTAGCCCTCGGTGCCCCAGTAGGGCGGATCTAAATAAAAAAGGCTGTGTGGGCGGTCGTAGCGGGCCACGCAGGCCGACCACTCCAGGCGCTCGATAAACACCTGGTGCAGCCGGAGGTGGACGGCGCTGAGCTGTTCCTCCAGGCGCAGCAGGTTCAGACGGCCGGGGCTGGTGGTCGCTGTGCCGAAGGTCTGGCCCTGCACCTTGCCGCCGAAGCCGTTCTTCTGCAGGTAAAAAAACCGAGCAGCGCGCTGGATGTCGGTCAGCGTATCGGGCGGGGTGATCTGGAGCCACTTGTAAATCTCGCGGCTGGTCAAAGCCCATTTAAAGTGCCTTACAAACTCTTCCAAATGATGTTGGACCACCCGGTAAAGGGTGACCAGATCACCGTTGATATCGTTGAGCACCTCTACCTTGACCGGCGCCTTCAAAAAGAAGAGCGCTGCGGCACCGCAGAAGGGCTCAACGTAGCAGGAATGATCCGGAAACAGCGGAAGGATGTGCGGGGCCAGGCGGCGCTTGCCGCCCACCCACTGCACCATCGGTGCCGCCTGGACCGTGTCCTGCTCGCCTGAATTGTTAAAGAGCTTTGGCCGCTCCCGTTTTGTCGTCATCTTTGGTTCCGTTTTCAGATGACGCTCGGCGGCGTGCTGGTGTGGTGCTCGGGCTGCTGTGATCAGCTGCGCTGGCACTCAAGTCATTCAGCGTTTTGCAACGCTGGCATTTAATTCTCAGCCTGGTGAACAAGCCTTCGCCGAGCTTTCGCTCGCATTGGCCGCACCTGATGTCTTTCAGTTCTTGTCGCATGGCATCGCCGTTATGATGGCCCGGCCTGTACAGGTGGCAGGGTCTTCGGTCAATACCGTGCTCGCTCACGGTGGAGGCGGGGGCTTGAGGTGTTAGTGCACCGCAGGCCTTCGCCCTGTCTTTTTTTAAGCCGGGGCCAGCACCTCCTGGTGTGCATAGGTCAACGCGGCATGGAAGGAATTGGGGCCAAAGCGCCAGGGCTCTGGCAAGCCTAGCGAAGCGCCGACTGATTCATTGCAAAACCAGTGGTCTGGTCGCTCGGCCCAAGGTCCCCAAACAAAACCCACCAAGCCGGCCACGTCATATTTCTCGCCTAGGTGTTCAACGAACCAACGCTTGGCTGCGCAGGCCTGCTGCAACGTGACCTCGATGGTGACCAGATCCCAATGGGCTGGGTCCAGCACGATCAGCTTGCGGCGCACGCCGCCATCGATGAACGATGACGAATAGCAGATCGCCTTGTCGCCCTCGTAGCCCGTGATCAGCTCGCAGTGCGAATACGGACCGCGCTCCCACCAGGACACTGCGCGGTTGAATAGCCGGCCGGTGCCTTTGTAGAACGCGACCTGTAGCTGCATGGATTCAGAGAGTTGCGGCGATCACCATCGCTTGAGCGACGATGTCGTCATGCAGTGCCTGGGCTGCAGCCGCGTCAGCAGCGGCGGCGATGCCGTATTTACGCATGCGCTGGGCGGCGAGCAGCTCCAGAGCGCCTCGCAGTTGGTCGGCCTGCTGGATGATCAGATCGGCAGCGACCTGGCTGGTCAGACCGGCATTTGTCGCAAACGCAGTCACCCACGAACCCGCATCCCCGGCATAGCCGCCCGCCTTGAAGGCGCGCGCAGCATCCTCGCGCTTCGTGTACTCCGACTCGAAGCGCGTGAAGCGGCTATAAATACCGCTGATCGCGCCGTCTACAAGAGCCACCAGTTCGGCCTTGACATCCGCCAGGGCGGGCGGCGGCTTGGCTGGCGTCGAGCCTTCAGGCGGCGCCACGCCAAGCGCTTCGACCCGACCTTCGACACCGTTCAGCCAGTAAGACACGCCCCGATAGTTCGGGGTGATGGCCCACTCGCCATTGACAAAAACCGCCGCTTCATGCGCGCCAGTAGCTGGAGGCGGTAGCGAGGCGGAACACACCGGTGTGATAAACGTGCCTGGCTCCAGCGGGCTTTCCTGGGCGTCATACCGGCCAGCGAACTCGCCTGTGTTTTTGTCGTACAAATAAACTGTTTTTGAAGTCATGACATAGCCTTAAAACTGAACGCACATCAGCACGCGAGCACCTGCGGCATAGTTGGCGGCACCACCGGTACTTGTCACGGTCCCGGGCGATGGAATTTCAGAGGTGCCCGGACCGGTGCCGCCGTTGTTGCCCGCCATGCTATTCACGCCGGTTGTGTGAACGTGGGCGATCACAGCACCAACAGACTGCGTACCAACATTGGAGTTGGCTTGGAGCAGCGAGTAGTCTGCCGGTAACCACGGGATGCCAAAGGTTGTCGCCCCATCACCAACACCCCACGTGGTCCCAATGGCTGCAAACAGTCTGGCGTAAGTTGTCCGTGAGACATTGGTGACAGATGTTGGGCAAACCAGCGATCCGGCTGGAGCCGTAGTACCGGCGTGCAGAAAGATGTCGCCCGGCGATCTCCCGGTGTTGGACGCGACAGTGAGCCACTTGCTTGTGGTATCGCCTTTGATAGAGCGGGTATCACCTTGCCCCAGCAGCGTAAAACCTGTCGATCCACCAATGAATGTGTCGGCTCCGGCTCGGCTGACGGCGGCTGTGTTGCCAGTGGCGTCGATCCGGACAAAATTGAAAGTCACTGGCAACGCTGTAACGACGTTAACAGCCGGCAGGGTCGCTGCGATATTGCCAGCGGTGGCGTCCATGATCACCAGCCCGGCGTTGTCAGCGGTCAGAGCGTAGGGGCTGTTAGCTACATTGACGACGGTCATGTTGCCGCCAGCGATGCGCCTGATCGACTGCGCCACCTGCGACAGCGAGGCTCCCGATGGGACCAAGCCTCCGGCCTTTATAGCGTTGATGTGCTCCTGTTGCACAGCGTCCGACCAATCGGGCGTGTAGAAAGTGGCAGGCTCGCCGCCAGTAGGGTTGCCGGCAGAAAAGCCATGCGCACCGGGCCCGAACTTGTCTACCTGTTTGTTGCTGCTCTGGATGTAGTCCACTTAATTCTCCGTTTTCAAGGTCAAGGCGCGTAGCCGAAAATTGCCACCGTGTGGGCTGGCTTGCGGCGATTGATCACGCACTCAAGTTGCGTGTTGCCCCAGCTGCGAAGCTGGCTGTCGCATGGATCGGTGCATGTGGCTGTGCGGATGGCTGTGCTTACCGGGACGTTCAAGCGCCAGACGCCAATGAAGTCCTCACCATTGACCGGGCTGTCACACGGATCCGTGCAGGACATCGGCCCCAGCTCGGTGATCGTGCAGCCCGGATAGCCCAGATCTGCCGCCTGCTCAATCAGGAATGGCCTGGACAAATTCCCTCGGCCGTAGATGCGACCGGACAGACTCTTTCGCCGCGCATCGATAGAGGCTCCAAGGCCGCCCACGCAGTCATCTGGCAGGTTGTAGTTGCGCTCCCAGTCCACCAGCGCAACGGAAGCCATCTCCGGCTGGTGCTCCAGGCGCACGACGTCGGCAGACGTGATCGCATCGTCCAAAATCGCCGCGGCCGCCGTCGCCTCAGCCTGCACGCCGGGGGCTTGGCGGTCATACGCCAGCGGGGGTAAGCAAGCAATAAGGGCGTCGCGCGTGTTCATGGATCAGGTGATGGAGGTGACGCCTTGCGTCACCATTTCGAGGTGTGTGGCGTCCACCAAGGATGTCACGTTGGCTGCAGGTGCTGCCAGCGTGACGTCGGTCACCCCCGGCACATTCAGGATGGCCGTGATCAGCCTGTGACGGACAAGCGTGTCGCCCGGCTCAAGCGCCGCAAACACTCTGGCAATCGCCGCCTCCACCAGCGGCTCGACCACGGCGAGAGTTGCACCTGGCGCGAGCGCAAGCGCTGCTGTCACGGCAGTTATCACTTCCGTGGGAGCAATGACCAGAGCCCCGATGTTGGGCAGCATGCCTACCGGGCGCAAACTATCGATCTTCGTCTGCACGGCCGCCAGCAACACGATGTCAGGCATGCCAGTCGCCGGAAGCGGGATGATGTCCACGGTGCCGGCACCACGACGCGTGGGAAACACATGCACTCGGTCCACACCTGGAACGCTCAAGGCCCAGCGCTTATAGTCCACCTCATTCCCACCCTGGGCGATCTCACTGAGTTCAAGCAGCAGGCGCATCAGCAGCGACGCATCGTCCTCGACATCAGCGCCGCCCGTCATGGTCAAAATGGTCGCAGCGGCCGTAGCTCCATCAGGCGGGGAATCGACTGTGGCTGCTGTGTTGGCGCTCAAATTGCCGGCAGCGCCGGCTATAGCGGCCGCGCTTGCCAGATCTACCGTGCCCCCAACACCGACAGCACCGCTCGCGGTGGATACGACGACAACGCCCTGCGCTGTCGTGGCCTGTTGGCCTATCGGCATCAGGGTGCCCGCTGCGCCAAAGAAACGAACGGTACCGGTCGCGGCAACAGCAGGCCGTGGCGTTATCTTGCGTTGCCTGGCCATCTTCTGCATGTTGTCCGAGTCGGCGAGGTCGGGGTAGGCCTGGCGGAACACCCAAGCTTGGTGGGCGTAGACGCCTTCCGTGACGGCCGCATAGCCGCTGGCGCGCACAAAGTGATCACTGTCCGGGCCAATGGCGGCTTTGGGGTCCTGGTTGGCGACAGCCTGCAGGTAGCGGTCGCGGATCTGCTCAAAGACAGGTACAGAAAACGTAGACATTTATTCCTCTTTAAACGACCTTGACAGGCACTTCAAACGTGGACGCCACGCCCTGGGCATCGACCACTGCCACAGCGAGCAATAACCGGCCGTCTCCAGGGCGCACGGTGTGGACGTCGAGCGAGCGGATCCGGCCATCGGCCAGCATCGGCTGCAGGGCCACACGTGCAAACTGCTGAGCTAGGCGCTCAACGCGCGCCAGGTCTTTCTCCCTGGACAGCTCATGCAGGCGCGAGCCAAGGGACACATTGCCAAACCAGCTGCCCAGCGGCGTCATCAGGCGCAGGTAGATCGCATTGGCCAGACCATCTCCTGGCGCGCGCGTCAACTCGCCGACGCGGTTGGCATCTCTGACGTAGTCGCGGGTTGAAGGGTCAATCCATGCGTCCATCACATTGCCTGGTTGGGTTGGAGGGTTGTGACCTCGGTTTCGGGGTGATCGTGGAGGTTGTAGATATCTCGCATGCCTGCCATGCTCTTCGCGCCACCCTGATCTTTCACATCGACGGCAGCAACAACGCTCTGGTCCGTGGTGATGTTTTGGCCGGCATGGATCGCGCCCGTGACGTTAAGCAACGGTGTCTCCATCTCCACCTTCAGTGCCGCCACCACGCGGATAGACCTGTCCTTACGTAAATGAATCAGGTCACCCCACTGGTTATAGATGGCCGTCTCGCCCTGGTTGTCCAGCTTGAAGCGAAACGCCCCGTGTTCTGTGGCCACCACGACGGATGCGCTGGTGCGGCCGCCCAGCGGAATGATGATCAGTTGCGAGCCTGCAGGCGGTGCGGACGTGAAGCCGAACTGCTGCATCAGCTCCAAGCCTGGCAGCTCTTCGCCGGCCAAGCCCTCGGCCTCCACGCGCTGAATCCGCTGCGCCAGGTTGATGCCGTGCAGAAAGCCGCGCAACGCGCTACGCACACCGCTCAGCCCGCGCGTCACTTCCCTGCGGATCTGATCGATCATTTGGGCGCTCCCGTGGTCAGGTCCAGCACGCGGCCTGGCAGGCTGTTCTTGCCGCGACGGTGCTTGCGCTTGCTCGGGTGCGCGTCCAGTGTCCACACGCCGTCTTCTTTCAGCGTCAGGGTTGAGCGTTGGCCGGTGGCCTTGTCGCCGGCTAACCGCCGCGCCATCAGAAAGAAGGTGCCGTCGATGCCGTGGGGCTCGCTCTTGACATTGACCCGCTGGCCAGGCGTCCACAGCACTCCGCTTTCTGTACGGTGCCCGTTGATCGAAGCGATCAGGCTATAGCCCTTTAGCCGCGCATCGCTGATAATTTTTCGACCGCGCGCACGTGCGATGTCCTCATTGATGGCCTCGTGGTCCACCACAACCTTCGGCCGGTACACAGTCAAGCCATCGTCACGAACCACGGCTTTGATGTTGTGCCGACCGTCACGCTCGCCTGCACCGCTGCCGCCGGCATGCGCCTGGCCATACACGGTGACCTCGCTGTAGCGCTCCACGATGGACCGCCGCTCGGCGATGGTCAAGCCGTTGTTGCCTTTTCCGTCAGCGCGCAGCACCAGCGTGGCCACTGCCGGCAGGTCGTACCGGGGGCCGCCCACCACAAGGGTGCCGTCCGGCTCAAACCACGGCCAGAGGCCATTTGCCTCGGCAGCCCGGCGCAACGAGTCCCAGGCGGTGTCGCCTGGCTCGGTGTTGATCTTCTCGCGCAGCAGCTTGGTGTCGGCCTCGATGCGGATCCGCGTGACGCCCAGCGGCCGCACCAGCTTGGCCACCACGTCCTCCAGTGTTAAACCGCGGCCGGCCAGCACCGGGGCGGAACAGTCCAGCAGAATCCCAGCGCCGTCGCGGCCGCCAAGCGTGAGATCATGCTGCCCTTTGCCCACGCGCAGGTTGCGCTCGTCCAGGCGGCCGCTCAGCACCATGTCACGGTTGAGCCGCACTTCGACAGCCGCGCCCTCGACCACCTCGGGGGGCAGCACGATCTGAGCCTGCGCCAGCGTGACACGCCAGGCGTCGGCCGGCGTCATCAGGTCGCTGTCGATTTCATAGCTCTGCCAGTCCGTGTGGATCTGGCCGCCTATTTTCACTTCCACCACATCAGGCCGCATAAACACTCAGCGCGTCACCGCGCTCCACAAATACACGCCGGCCAAGGCGGTTCAGCTTGATGATTTCTGCCGCGCGGGAGGGGTCGCCATAGATCGCATGCGCAACCAGGCGCGCCGGGCCGCTTATCGGGCTTTCCTTGCGCACCAGGGGCGGGCGCTGGTTGATCACGGCCAACGCTGCTTCCTGCACCTGGTAGGCCACGTCCCGCAGCGCCGTGGCCACCAGGCCCCGGCCTTCGCCATCAAGAGCCGCCCGTGCCGCGTTCATGGCCTCCTGCAGCGCCTGGCGGGTCTGCCCGGCCAATGCCTCTACCTCGGCGCGCTCCAGGATGGGGTGCTCAAGCTCCCCTGCCAACACAATCGCGGCGCACTCGGCCAGGGCTGTCGCGCTGTGGGCCTGGGCATGCGCCTGCACAGCCGCAGCGTCTTCGAGCATGACCGCGTCAGGCACGGGCAGTGCTGGTGCCACGGCTATGGCGCTGGGCTGCAGCTGTAGTTGCGCGGTGTTGAAGTCAGCCAGGCCAGAGCCCAAGGCGACGGCCGCACCGCTGCTTGCGTCAAAGGACATGTTCCGGCCACCGAAGGGAAAACCCTGCAGGGCACGGTCCAGCACTGCCCGTAGATCTGCCACATAGGCGCGCGGGTACAGCAGCGGGTCAAGGTCGCTCAGGATCACGCGCAGGGCGGTGCCGTCCAGTAGCCTCGTGAGCTGGGTTTTAGCCTGGTCAAAAAGGTCTTTTAGAACGGTCAGGCGGGGGAAAGGGCTGCCGAAGGCGCTGTCCACCCGGCGCACGATGGCATCGTCGGCCGCAGCCCGCGCCGCATCCGCCTTGGCGATGATCGCGTCCGTCTTGGCGCTGGCGCTGTCGGCACTGAAAACGATATCGCGCACCGTGTGCTCGATAAAACTCATATTCACGATCACGCCGTCCACCAGATCGGCGTCGTGTTCATCGTCCCAGGCGTCGGCCATCACGGTCATGCTGCCGTGGATGGGATGGATCAACTCGCCGGCACCGGGCGCTTCCAGGGCCTTGACCAGCTCGTCCAGTTGGTCCTCGTAGCTGTCGCCGTAGATGACCGCCTTGAGCTTCACCGTGCGCGCGCGCAGGCCCGTGTCCTCAAGTTCCGCACCTGCCCGGTAGGCGAACTCATTGGCTACGATGGCGCGGCGGCCGCTGCGGCCGACATTCATCACTGGAAAGGTGACGCCGCGAAACTTCGCGTCGAGCAATGTGTCTTTCCAGGCCATCAGTTCCTCCTGATGAAGAGTTCGTTGTACGAGTTCACCTGCGCAGAGATTTCCCGGCCGTCCAGCACCACGCGGATCGGCCGCTGCGCCACGGCCTCAAGTCGCTGCATCGTGGCAGCAGCCTCGGCGCTACGCTTGCCATCAAACTCGGCCATGCGATCAAGCGCCTCCTGGGCATCCTTGCTGCCCAACGTGGCCATCACTGCAGCGGCCAGCTTGCCGATCTCGTCATGCACGCTGGTGCCTTCGATCCCCTTGCTGATCAGAGTGCCCGCGCCGTAGCCGGCCGCGCCCGCAATGCCGACGCCGGCCGCGCCTGCAGCGAGAGCGGCAGCGGATCCGGTGCCGGCAGCGCCCAAGGCGGTCATCGCTGCGCCACCCACCCCGGCAATGCCGGCGCCAGCGCCCTTGAGCAGGCCCAGCATGCTGCCGCCGCCCGCGACCAACTGGGCCACGCTGGCGGCCGCAGAAGCCGCCGCCAAGGCCATGATGGACAGCTTGGCGGCTTCCACCACGCTGGTAAAGGCGGGATACTCGCGATAGAAGGCAGTGGCCACTTCGGCCAGCTTGCCCAGCGCGCCGTTGGCGCTGTCCAGCGCCCGCGTCTGCGCGAACAGCTTTTCGTTTTCCTGTTGCCCTACCTTGAAGTCGGCCGTGCTGGATATGAGGCCGAAGTTGGTGTTGCCGAGCTGGCCATTGCCGCCCAACACACCCTTGGAGATTCCCTGGATGTAGTCACGCTTGTTCAGCTCGGCAACTACCGCCAATAGCGCTTCTCTGTCCTGCACGATTTTGCCAATGGCGGAGCCCTGCAAAATGTCGGCCTGGGCGTTGTACGTAGCTTTGCGCTCTTCGTTGGTGCCGGCCCCGACCGCCTTCTTTCGCAAGTCAACCATGCGGCTATCACGCCCGGCTATCTGGTCCACCAGGTTCACAAACGCGTCCAGGGAGTTGACGCCTTTGCCGCGCGCATCCGACAAGCTGCCGGCCAGGTCGATGCCCATCTTTTTCGCATCGTTGGCGGTGTCGCTGCTGTTGATCTTGAGCAGCAAGTTCAATAGCGCATTGCCGGCCTGATCCTTGGTTCCAGTGGTGGTTACAGTGCCTTGCGCCGACGCGAGAATACGGGCGTAGCCGTCCATGCCGCCGAGGCCGGACATGCTCCCGGCCGCCAGCAGCTTGGGCAGCCACTTGGCCATGTCCTTCAGCTCGAAGCCGCCGCGCTGGCCAGCGTCGAGCGCCATGTCCAGCATCTTGGGGATGTCTGCCTCTTTGAAGCCGCTTTGAAGCGCCCGAACCACGATGGTGGAGATCTCGGTCATGCTGGCGTTGCCGGCAGTGGCGTACTTTGCCACGGTCGGTAGCAGGCCCTTAGCCTGGTCGGCCGACACCGAACCGCTGGCCAGCATTTCATTCAGGGCGGCCAGCGCCTGGTCGCGGCTACCGCCACCAGCTCGAAGCGAGTTCGTCACCGTCGCATCCAGATCCGCCATGCCGGCGCGCCGGCCGGCAACGTCGCGGCTGGAAAAAGCGGTATTTGCCGCATCGGCCAGCTGCCTGTCGTAGCTACGGGCTTGCTGCATCGGTGCGGCCACCACGTACTTCGCAGCCTGGTAGGACGCAATGCCGGTCGTGACGCCGCGCATCATGTTGCCGGCACCGGCCCAGGCGGCTTTAAGGCGGTCGGCCATGCTGACGGCGTTCTGCGTGTTGCGCGCCAGATCAGCCACCTGCTTGGCAGCGCGGTCAGGGCCCTGCAGGCCCGCCAGCGCCCGCCCTGCCTGGTCGCTCTTCTGCGCTACGCCCGTCAACTCCTGCTCGACCTTCTTGAGATTCTTCTCAATCTCGTCCAGCGCTCGGCGCAATGGCCCAACCAGCTGATCATTCAGGCTGGTGGTCAGGGCGATGCGCAGATCTTGTGTCATTTACTGGGTTTCTTCTGCCGGGGCTTTTTCTTGCGCAAACTGACAAACGTGGTGGGTGTGGCCGCAGTGGGCTTTCCGCCGGCAGCCTGGAGGATCGACCGCACATCGACCAGGTCAATCCGGGCGGTTTCGTCCCAATTCAGGCCGGCGCGGCAGAGTGCGAGGCGGATGCGGATCCAGCCGGACTCACTGCGACGGCCAACCGCTTTTTTTCCAGCTCCTTGGCCGCCGCGTCGAGCAGGTTGTAGTCGCCGGGATGGAGCCCAGCCACCAGGTCAAAGTCGATCTGTTCGGGCTTGAGCGTGCCCAGGCTGACCAGCTGGCGCGCGAGGATCGCTGCGCCCAGTGCGACGCCGTTGTGCCCGCCTACTTCGTCCACAGCATCGATGTTGTCGCGCACGGTAGGCAGCCGCAGCTCAAACGTCTTGTGCGCCACGCCGCCCACCACGGCACCGGTAAGCAGGGTGCCTTTCTCGGTCAAGCTCATTCCTCAACCTTGCGGATGGCAATGAGGCTCACGTCGATCTTGGCCTCGTTCTCGGTGTCGTACTGCTCACCTACCTGGATAGTGAAGCAGTCCAGGTAGCTGATGCGCTTGCCGCCACCCAGCGGTTCGATGGTGAGCTTTGCACCCTCAATTTCTGCCCAGTTGATTGGCGTGCCGCCTTTCGGGATCACGGCCGTGGCCTTGATCTCGAACTGCCCGAGGCCACGGGTAAAACCCTTGATGCGCCCCGTGCGGTTCATCGTCTTGACCGGCTTGCGGCCGGTCATGTCGGTGACGCTGTAGCTGGCGATCTCCACTTCGCGGCTGTCCACGTCCAGCGTGGCCAAGCCCACGTATTCAGTCAGTGCCATGTTTCAGTCTTTCTTCAAAGGGGGTTTAAATCACAGCAGCAGGTCAAGGCGGCCGGCGAATACGTGCAGACCATTGACCACATCGGTCGGGATCCGGGCATTGAGGCGGTTCGGATCCTGGGAATCGCGCTCCACGATCAAGCCGGCCAGGTTGGCCGTGACTTCTTCCACGATCTCCAGTTCCTCGGCCTTGAGCAGCACGTCCAGCAGTTCGCTGCGCACACGTGCCGGGGTGCGGGAGCTCAGCTTGTCGCGGGGGAAGCGCAGCTCGATGCGCTGGCGGCATGCCTTGGCGATGTAGTCCATCGTGCGAATCGTGGTCAGGTCGAGCCAGCTGATATCAGCCACACCGCCCGGGTTGACCGTGTACGTGGTGATTGCGCGCACGATCTGCACGCGCTCGCCCGGGCCGACCTCCATTGGCGTGACGCCGTTGTTGAGGCAGCTTTCCTGCTCGGTGCGCGTGAGCCGGCTGGCAATCGGCGGTGGCTGCACGCCTACCAGCTCCAGGGTGTTCAGCGGCCGCGCGGGATCTTCCTCGAAGGAGATCACAGCTGCATACGCTGCAGCCACTTCCTCGCCAGGCGTGCCGGAATCGGGCACCAGGCCGCAGGTCATGCGCTCGGAGTTGAGCGTGGCGGCCAAGGTCGTGGCAGCCGACAAGGTGCCGGTGCTGGCCCATACGCCAATTGCGCGTCGCTGCTCCATCGGGCCGCTCACGAACTGCAGGTGGGTGCGCAGCAACGTCAGCGGGGCGGTGGCGTTGTAGGGCACTACCAGGATCTCGTGGCCGCCCTGCTGGGCCGCCGCCAGGGGCACTGCCAGGTCAGGATCGTTCAGGCCGCCAGTGAAGGCGGTAGCCACGGCCGTAACGCCCGTGGCATCTGCACGAGTTGACAGCTTCACCGCATTGGCCACGGTGCCTTTGTTCCGGGAGGTGAAAGTCACCACGCCCAGGGCAGCCGCGGCCGTGACGCCCAGGTCGATCTTGGCGTTGACACCTGCAGCCGCCGCCGCGGCAATGATGGTCGCCGTGTCGGCTGCGGCGACAGGCGTCACGATCTCCACGCCCTCAACATTCACCGTCACGCTTCCTGCACCGGCAGCTGGCCCGGTAAAGGTCACAGTTGCCGTAGCGGCCACCCCGGTGCCGCTGTCGGCCATTGGCAGCACAAACAGCTGCGTGTATGGATTCGCCTTGATCGTGGCCTTGACCATGCGATGCGCCTGGCTGCCGCGTCCGAACAGCCCGGCGGCCGTTTCGCCGTCAAAGATCTGCAGGATGTTGTTGGCCAGGCCGATGGTGGTCGTCGTGATCTGCGCGGCGATCAGGACGCGCTGCAGGTTGCTGGGCAGCGTGCGCACTGCGAGCCGGGCGTTGAACTCGAAGTACTTGCCGGGCTTGCGGATGCTGCTCGGTATGCTGTCAAAGCTGATGTTGGGGCTTGCCATGTCGGGGTGTCCTCAGTGAAGCCAGTGGCTGGTGTGATATCCGGGTGGTCTGTAAAACGTTTGCTGAAACGAGGTGTCTGCCTGGTTGTAGGCGGGCGCTATTTCTTGCGCGAACTCACCTCGGTGGGTGTAGGGACCACCGGCTCGGCGGCAACCTCCACCAGCTCGCCGGCCGACATGCGCCGGATGTAATAGCCGGTCATGTCGATCTCGACAGGCTCGGCGTCGGTGATGTACTTGCGCGGGTTGTCCTCGCGCGGCACGTTCAGTCCAGGGGCAGCTTTCACTAGCATTTGCAGTTCCTTCAGGTTGTTCTTGTCGTCAGGGTGTCGGACGAATCGACGGTTTCATCACCTGGCTTGAGCAGGTAGTTCAGGCCCACGGTGACTAAGGTGCCGCCAGGCGTCATCTCGGGATCCGGATAGATTTCCATCCATTGCGTCCGGAACTCCTGGGAGTACACGGCGATGGCGTCGCGGTTCACCATGCTTTTCATCACCGGGCGAATCGCTCCAGGCGTGAGCGGCTGGATCTCCAGTCCCAAGGTCTGATTGACCAGGGCCAGCTTGTTGTCTTCAACGATCTGGTAGACGCCGACGCTGTCGCCGGCTGTGCCAGGCTTGAGCCGCCGGTCGTTTTCGTCCAGGGCGCGCTGGGCGCTTAGTACCTCAAACGTGCCGCTCACCAGGAAGCTGCGCGCCCCGGTGCGTTTGACGTCCTGGGCCTGGCCAAAGGTCACCCACACGGCCGGCACAGTGCGCACCCAGGCGAACAGTTCGTCGTCCAGTTGGGCCGCATAGCTTTCCACGCAGAGGCCCGTGTAGGGGCGCTGCACGGCCCGCAGTTGCTCCACGATGGCCAGTTCGATCTGAGTAACCGGGCTCACAGCACACCGCTTAGGTCGGGGTAGGTCTTCGCGCCGGTGCGAACAGCAACGCTGCCGCCCACAGGCGTAGGGCCACCAACGCCGACCAGCGCCAGGTCGCCCAGGTTGATCTCGCCGCGCGAGATCTGCTCCAGGAGCTTCACCGCATCCTTGAAGCGGTTGCGGATGGGCTCGGTCTCCATCACCTCGGTGCCGGTGTTGCGGTACCGGGCGATATCAATCACCAGGCGCTTGACGGTAGGCGGTATTGCTGCCGGCTGACCACCGCTGGTAATCAGCGGCAAGGCGTAGCGTCGCCCTACGTAGGAATTGACCTCGTCCTCGGCCAGCGCCAGGGCGTCGGCCAGCACCACCAGGTCCGGCGCACCGGTTTTCTGGCGGTCACTGATGGCCGTTGCCTCGCGCGTGCCGAGCCGGTCAATCAATTCCTCGGGGGTGACGTAGGGCATATCAACCTGGTCAGATGCCGCGAACGACGCGGATGAACTGGCCAGCCGCAGATGCAGCGTCCATTGCGCGGCCGCAATCCACGCCGGCCGCAAGCGTGATCGCCCGGCCGGAAACGTCGGTCTCGACGTTGGCATCGGCGGCTACAGCTGCGCCTGCTTCCACCAGGAAGATGCCCAGTACGCCGACGCCGGCCTGTTCGCCGGCGTCGTAGCCGGCGTTTGCGACGCCCAGCACCTTCGCGCCGGCCGCCGGCACAGCGCCGACCGTGGTGACAAAGCGGCGTGCCGTCAGCGCGGCCGTCGCGGGAATGCTGGTGGTAAGGATCGGTTGTTCAGTTTTCATGCGTCAGTCCTGGTCAGGTGGGTTTCTTTTCTTCCTTGGCGGGCTTGGCCGGCGTGACCTTCGCGCCCAGGCGCTTGGCGTCCTTGTCGGTCAGCTCGATGGGGTCGCCTTCTTCGTAGCGTTCGCCGTCGTGCAGGATGGGAGTGTTGGCGGTGTATTTCATGGCGGGCGATCCTTATCAGAGGTTGGTGTCGGTGATCAGGTAGCCGGCTTCGGCCGCCACCATGTACGGGCGGAAGTTGTCCGTGGCGCGAACCACTTCGATCTTTCCGTCTTCGGTGCGCACGTCCACCAGCGGATTGCCCTTGCGGCGCGGCGTGTAGCCGTAGCTCGGCTCCATCAGGTTGCGCTCGACGCTGCTCTGATGGGTGGGCACGTAGGCCAGCACGATGCTGTCGCTCCAGATGTCGCCGAACACATCCGCGTCGGACGAATAGACCGCCTCGCCGACGTAGATGTTCTCGATCTCGAACAGCTCGCGCAGCTGCGCCAGGCGGATCGCGCCCATCTGCGTGTACTTGATCTTGTCGAGCAGCGCAGGGTGGAATTTCAGCGGCTTGAGAGCCGACGCGCCGATGATCATGGTGTTGGGACGCTTGCCGATCTTGGCGCGCACCGCCTCCTTGCCGTCCTCAATCACGTTCACCGGGTCCGAGGAAGCATGGGTGAACTGGCTGGTGCCCGACAACGCAATCTTGTTGCTGGCCGCGTAGTTGGCCGGGTTCTGTGCCAGGTCAGCGATCATCTTCTCGCGGCGCAGGGCGATGCCGCCGGTGCTGACATTGGTAGCGTGCGCCTGCAGGGGAAACGCGGCTTCGGCATCTTCCCGGTAGTCGATTGGGTATTCCAGGTCGTGCTCGTCGGTGTTCAGGTCCACCAGCGTGATGCCTTCGGGATTGATCCGGTTGCTCTTCGCACGCAGGGCGCGCTCGGTGCTGTAGATCTTGAAGGCTTCCTTGCCGAACTTCGGCAGCTTGTTGGCCTCCTTGTCAACCGGCACAAAGGGCATGAGGTGCTGGCCGACGTATTCGGCATTGCTGTAGCCGAGTGCGAGGTTGGTCAATACCGGATCGACCATGCGGATGTTGGAAAGACGTCCCATTTAGAAAATACTCCTTGCGGTTTGGGTTAATTGGTCAACTGGCTGGCGGCGGTGGCGTAGTCCACCTTGTGCTCGGCCATGTGCGCCTTGATGCGCTTGTCCAGGTCAGCCCGCACGGGATCGACCTGTATGCCGGCATAGCCGGGCTGCTCTGCGAAGCTCACGACGCCGCCTGTAGCTGCGCCAGCGCCCTTGGCCTTGGTGGCCACTTCGCCCAGCTCCACCATCGGCGACAGGGCCTTGAGTTGCTCCTGGAGTGCGACGGCCAGCGGGCTGGCCTTGTCACCTTCGCCAAAGCTGACGACGCCTGCCTCGCCCGATGGCGTCTGCAGGTGGTCAAGCGTGGCGACCAGGACATCCTTGGCACCGGACGGCCAGCGGGCCTCGGCGATCAGGGTGTCGGCGAAGCTGACGTGCGCCGCGTGGCGGCCGTCGGCCGCGCGTTTGCGGTCGGCCTCCTGCAGGCTGCTGATCGTGCCCTGGGCCTCGGTCAGCTCTTTCTTCAGTTGTTCAGGGGTTTTGTCCATTGACGGCGGTTCCTTGTGGTTGAAAAGCGGGTTGGAAGGGTCTGCAAAGCTGGTGATTTGCGGGGTGGCCTGCGTTGGGGAATCAGACGCGCGCTGGCTGATCTCGCGCAGGCCCTCGACTTCCCAGTCGGGCAAGATGCGGTCGGCCGTCTCCAGGCCTTCCTTGTCGATGAACCATTCGCGCAGCTTGCGAAGCATGCTGGCCACGTAGCTGCCGGCGTAACCAGGCAGCTCGCCAAACGTGACGACGCCCTGCTCGGATTCGGCAAAGCTCACGGCCTGGGCGTTCAAGCCCTTGAGCGCCGGAGCCGTAGCACCGAGAAAGCCCACATGGCGCAAATACCACTTGCCAGGCGTCGGGTTGTTGGGGGAGTCCGGCATGTAGAACGATGCCGACGGATGCTTGTAGTGCCCCTTGCGGCGCAGTTCGTTGAAGTCGGGATCCACCTGGCGCTCGTCGGCGACCAAGCCACCCTCGCCAAAGCTCAGGCTACCGACCCACCCATAGGCAGGATCTGCCAGTTTTGGGTGTCCGATCACGATGGGCGCTTCGTGCAGCTTGGGGTCGTAGGTGGAAGCCACCTCTTCCAGAATCGACGACGTGAAATCGACGACGATCCCTTCCATGCTGACTGCACGGCCGGGTTTCGAGATGTGAAGTGATGCCATGCCCGCAACTGTCGGGCTTGAGGCGGCTCATGCGCAGAGTGACGGCAGTCACTTAAATGCGCGACTTTGAGCGGAAGGGCTCAGCGGCTTTGCAGTCCGTTGCGGGCCAGCGCTTTGGCGTAATGCAGCCGGCCAACCGCGATGATTTCACGCAGATCACCGGGCGTCAATCGCAGGAATTCACGCGCCGGTATGTTGCTGCCCGGATGCTTGACTGACCTTACCACGATGCCACCGAACGACAACGCGCGGCCGTTTTTGGCCTTGATCACATGCGGCTTGGTTTTACCGCCGAAGTTCTGGATTGCGGCGTAGACCTTGTTCGAGCCCACCACGGCGCGGTTGCTGTCGAAGAGCTGGACGATGGACGCCGCCAGCCCGCCGGCCGAGCGCTGCAGGATCTTGCCTGGCCAGGTGCCCTGCTTGTACCGGCTGAGCTTTGTGCCTGGATGCAGGTCTTTCCACTTTGGCCGCCCCTCCTGCTCGAAGTTGTCCTCGACGGCGCGGAACATCACGCCAGCGACTGACCGCATGAGCGGCCGCTTGTCGCCCATCTGGCCGGCAGCCTGACGCAGGGCGTTCAAAACGGGTTTGTATTCGATGCGAGACTGAATCACGGTTTTGTCCTATCATTGGCGGGCCAGTGTCGGAATCCTTCCGAGGCAGCACCGCCAGGTGCGAGCTCTAGCGGGGCTGGATACCCCTACTGGCCCCGTTTAATTGCGCTGCAGCCGCTCCCTGATCTCGCGCTGCGCCTTCTCCCTGGTGGTTTTGAACAGGCTCAGCACATACAGCTCGTGCCCCTGCTTCGTGGCTTTCAAGGCCAGCCGCCACACCACACCGTCCTCAAACAAGAACACAAGGCGATTGGCGCCCTGCAGGTGCGCGTCGCCCTGGTCAACGATGTCCGGGATCCGGCGATAGTCGTCCAGACCGATCTCCGGATGGTTCTGCAGCTGCTTGGTCACCGTCTGGCTACTCAGGTATGCAACAGAGGTGTCGGCCTGCAGCCGCGCCTGGTCGGCCGGCCGTAACACGGCCACCGGGAACACGCCTTCGGACTGTGCAGCTACGAAGCGCTGGAAAGAAGGTCCCTGCATCACCGTGTCCACATACCGGCGCGACAGCTGTGTGTCCAGCGGCTCCAGGCGTGGCTGGTAGGCGTTGATGCCTGGGTTGTTGCTGAAGCCGGCGTCCGGCTGAAACTTGCCACCAGGCAGCGAGCGGTCCACATATCGCGTCACGTCAGCGGTCCCGCCACTCTTCAGCGGCACCTGCACCTGGCGTAGCTTGCCCTCGGTGCTGCTCAGCGGGATTTTGCGGCGGTCGATGTCCGATTTGCTGAAGTTGCGCACGCGGCACCGGCAGTTAAAACCGTTGGGTGGATAGAACGCGCCCCAGCCGGCGTCGTCATAGCGGAACACCTTGCCGTTGAGCGCACGGTGCGCCGGCCGCGTCTTGCCGTCCAGGATGGCCACGTATTGCCAATATGGCCGCTCTTCGGCCTGCTCGATCATTTGCGCATAGCGACCGGCCATGTAGGCGCTCTGCATGTTCGTCTGATAAATTGTCTTCAAGCGGTACGGCGTCAGGCCCTTGGCGATCACGCCATCGGTATCGACACGCCCAGCCGCCTGCAGCTGCGCCGTGGTGCCCTCGCGCCGCCACCAGCCTTTGCGCTGCAGCTCCGGAATCAGTCCGTCCTTCCACTGCTGCAGCGTTTGGCCGTCCTGCTGTGACTTGATCAACGAATTTTGAATGTCCTGCAGCACGTCCAGCTTGGCCACGTTGGCCACGGTAAAGCCACGGGCATGCTGACCGTCGAGCCATTCCGTCCAGTTGCCTGTCACCTGCGCGCCTTTCGCCTGCAGGAAGCGGATGGCGTCCTCGGGCGGCAGGGTGATGGAGCGACCGATATCGGCCGAGCTGATCGTCATGTCTGCGCTGCGGCGGCGTGGGCCAAGCCTTTGCTATACCAATGGAAACCATGCGAATCAACCTCGCCCTGGCAATGCGAACACATATAGCGCCGCACGAAGCCATGCTGCATCTGTGTTGGGGTAAAGGCATGCTGTTGACAGCTATCAAGCAACGCCTGGTTGCGTTTTACCTGCGCCAATATGGCGTGCGCGTCAATGCTCACGCCGCCTCCTGCGCCGCGCCGTCACGGCCGACCAGGTCAGCGACAAAGTAGGCACGCGTCATCAGTTCCTCCAGGTCGCTGGCATCCATGTCCGGCCAGGCGTCCACCAGGGCCTCGCGCACCTCGTCGGGTGTAGAGGCCATTTCAATGGCCTTTAAAGCCGGCGCCAGGAGCTTTTTCATGGCCGCCTGGATAGCATCCGCCGGCAGCTGCTCGATGGCGGCGTCCAGGGCCAGCTGGTCGGCCGGCACATCGTCGGTGTTGGGATCGGCGAAGTTGACGGTGTCGTCCGGGTTGGACGGATCCGCAGTGCCGGCAGCCTCGGGCATCAGGTCGCCGTCTTCGAGGTTGTATGTTCGCTTCCAGTAGTGATTGGTGAATCGCACACCGGCGTTCTTGAGCTTCTGGTCGCGGCCGGCCTGTACCTCGTCCACCTCTTCCTGTTCCCAAAAGCCATACACCGGCGGGGGTGTGCCTGGGAAGTTCACCTCGGTGACGTCACGAGCAATCGCATTGAGGCCCGCAGCAACCATCTGAGCGTCGGCATCCCGCAGCGATGCCTCGACGCCCTTGGCGGCCGTGGCGCTTGCCTTGTTGCTCTGCATCTCCACGCTCTGGTTGTTACCGAGCAGCGCGACGGAGATCTCCGAGCGGCAGAACATCAGGAGCTTCTCGTACATGTCCGCGCTGGTAGTGCCGCCAGTCGTCAGCAGCTCCACGCTCGAATCGTCAGGCACCACGGCAACCGCGTCACGCACCATCGCCTCCAACTTGTCGGCCAGATGATCGACCTCAGTCTGCCCGGCCTGGCGTGGCAGCTTGCCCACTGCCCAGGGCATGCCGTACTTCTCGGTGAAGGTGACCCAGAACTTCATGCCGCTGCGCTTGAACGTCACCGCCCAAAACACCGCAGCGAGGTCGGGCTCGCCGTATGGGTTTTCCCAGTTGCGCATCTTGCCGACCACCACGAACTTGCGGTCGGGCACATCGACGCCCTGGAACGAATTCCAGGGACGGAACATCAGCCGTGCGTCTTCGGGGTCAAAGCCAAACCACTCGCAGGGCTTTGCGATCACGTCACGCAACGCCATCAGGCCGTGACGTGGCTCCCACATCAACTCGCCGACCCGGTAGCCAAAGAATGCGCCGTCGATCAGGTCGCGGACGATGCGCTGCAGGTCCAGACCGGCAAAGACGGCCTCGACCGCTTTCATCACGCGAACGGGCGTGCGCCTGGACAAGGTGGCATCAAAGCCACGCTCCATCGACAGCACAGCGGCCGCGCGGCGACCGCGTGCGCCCATCACCAGCGGATCAGCCAGGAGGTTGCGGTAGACCTTGATGTCCTTGCCCATTGCCTTCAAAACCGGGTCCGGGTTGGGCAGCAGGCCCATAAAACTGCTGATGTCGCCGGCTGCCAGGCGCGTCGCGATCTGGCCGGTCAAGCCGCCAGCCGCCGTTTTGCTTTGTTGCTCAAAAGATACAAATTCGGTGGGGGAAACCCACAGTCCACGGGTCATGGCGTTTTCCTAGAGGTGTCTTGGGGTCGCAAATACGGTTTGCAGCCATTTAAAAGGGGGACGAAAGGCCCTTGGAGGCCATCGGCGTGGGGTAGGCGGCCATGCAGGGCCGAACGCGCCGGGGCAGGCCTCGCCCGGAAAGTCAGCGAGCGCTCACAAATTGGGGTCATGGAAGGTACCCCGCAAGCTGGCTGGCGACCGATGCGGTGGACGTCCTGGCCCGGCTCGCCGTATGCAAGGGGCCGAGCGATCCGTGCGCTGCCAGGCAGGCCAGCGCCTTTGCCCAAAAGCGGTCAGCATGGCCGTTGGCGTCACTGTCGGCGTCAAAGCGTGGCGCGCCGGTTGGGCTGGAAATCTTCCGCACCTTGTGCAGGTCCAGGCGCAGCGGATCGTCCGCTTGGGGGATGCGGCTCTTCCGGTCCTCAAAGCTCTGCTTGATCAACGTCGCCAGCTGCAGTTTGTTCGGCCCGGTGAACAGCACGCCCTCGACACGATTTTTGCCGTAGCGCTTCTGCGCATCTTCGACAGGCTTCTCACCCATGCCGGTCTGGTCCATGCAATAGCGCACGACGTTGTAGCGCAGCTCGACGTCGTCCTGCAGCGCGTCCATCTCGCTAAAGCTGATGCGCTTCTTGACGATGGTCTCGCGATTCCAAAGCACGTCGCCCACCAGCTCGTCCACCCAGATCACGAAATTGTCTGAGCGTCTGGCGATATCGACGCCCACGTAGCACGGGCCACCTGTATAAAACTCAGGGACGCCGGCATGGTCATGCTCGACGCTGTTGATCAGGTCAAAGCTCAGCCAGGCTGACGCCTCGTCGAGCCATTGCAACAAGAACTCCTGATTCCAGGCGTCCTCGTCCATCAGCGCCGCTTTCAGCTCATCGGCATCGCGGGGCAGGCCGGCCGCGATGGCCTGATAGATATCCACGACGTGTTGCGACCAACCGCCAGCGGTAGCCGTGGCGAGGTCGTAAAACTTGTTGCCCTTGCCGTTTGGCGTGCTGGTGACACGGAGCTTCCAGCCGGCAGAGATCACGGGGAAAAGCGCTGTCCAGATCTTGCGGCTGTCCTTGTGGAAGGCGAACTCGTCCAGGAACACATTGGCGCTGAAGCCGCGTGCAGTGTCCGGGTTGGCAGGCAGCGCGGTGATCTTGTTGCCGCCAGGGTAGATCAGCTGCAGCGCACGCCGCTTGATGCCGCTCTCTTCATCATAGAAGTCAGTGTCCTCGCGGGCGACCTTCAGCGCGGCACCATAGGCGGCGTTGTGCCGCATGATGCCTTCCTCCATCGCCTCCTGTGCCTGGCGCTCACCACGGCTCAAGATGACCCAGGGTGCCCGCCGCTTCAGTATCTCGGCTTCATGGACGTCGTCAACGATCTCCAGGGTGGTCGTGAAAGTCTTGCCCGTCTGCCGTGCGAAGCGCCCGAGCTTGAACCTGCTCTTGTCCCTGATCCATTTGACCTGGTAGGAATAGAGCAGTGCGCGGACAGCGTTGTCTACAGCCTGGCTCACATGGCCCCTTCATAGACCGCGCGAACCTTGTTGAGCATCTCCATCGCAACATCGCGCGATGCGCCGGTCAGCGCCTTGGCCTCCTGTTCGACAGCCTTCAGACGCTCGGCCGCTTTGGTACGGACCTCGATCTGCCACTTCTTCTGCGTGATCGAGCTGCGCGCCAGGTCGGCAATGCTTTTGGTGATCTTGGTGATATTCACCGACTCGGGATCAACGTCCAGGTCCACCAGCACGCCGAACAGCTTGTCCTGGGTGAGACGGATCAGCGCCTCATTCATTGCGCCCTCATCGTCCGGGCTGGCCGCCACGACGGCTCTAGCCTGTTCGGTGCTGACCTTGAGCTGGGCCATGCGCTCTTCGAACTTGCTGCCGTAGCGGTGCAGGGAACTCTTGGACAGAGCCGCGCCCCGCTTCTGCAGGTCGGCGGCAAGCTGGACATAGTCAGCAAAGCCGCGCGTCACCAACTCGGCGTCCAGCCAATTCTTCAGCTCCTGCGGTAGCGTGTCTACCTTGCTGCGTTTCACCATTGCCGCTCACCCTTGTCCGTGGATCTGTGGGCGCGAGATACCAGGCTCACACGGCACCGTGTATTCCACGATGTCCACGCCCCAGCGCGTCAGCGTGACGAACCACCGGCCCATCGGATCTATGTCGATCTTCACCACGTCCCGCTCTTGCAGGTAGTCCAGCTGCCGGCGCACCTCCAGCTCGGAGGCGTCCGGGTAGACGGATTGCAGGATGGGCAGCATCGCGCCGGTGTACATGCCTTGGGGGCGCGAGACGTTGGCGATCTGCATCAGGTGCCAGCGCACTGCCTCGCGGCGAACCTTGTCAGTGATGGTCTGGTTAAACACGCTTGTCTCCGAACATGGCGCGCTCAATCGTCAGGCGCAGGTTATCTACTTTGATCTCGAAGCTGGCGATCACGCGCGTGAAGTCTTCTCTGCGCACGTAATCGGTGGGCAGTTCCACGCGCAAGGCCGCGATATCGCGCTCGATGCGGCGGTCGCTTTCGTCCTGGACGGTCAGGCGTTTGTTCATGGCTTCAAACTTGTCATCGATGGCTTCGAACCTGTCATCGGTGGTCTTGAACTTCGCGTCCAGAAACTTCACCTGCTGCACCAGCATCATCTTGGCCATACCCCAGAAAGCGCCCATGATCATGGACGCGAGCAGGATCAACTGCCACAGATCAAATTCAACTTTCAAGGCGCGCTCTCCATGTTTGTTTGTTTGGGTGCGCGACATACAAACATCGCGTCGTCTTGCAGGCCGGCTACTTGGTCGCTGAGTCGGTCAGCTTCTGCAGCCAGCCCGAGGAGAGCTTGGTTGCAGCTTCCAAAAAGCTCTCGGGCGGTGGCGGCACCTTCAGCGAGGGCGACAGATCCGGGATCGCTGCCGGCGGCGGACACGTCACGCCGGTTGAGGGTTTCAATGGCGCTGCGCAGCTGGTCAGCAACAGCATCGCCAGCACGGATGCGGCGCTCACGAAGCGCCTCGCGTTTTGCCTGTTCATCGGAAATCCTTTCTGCGTTACGAAACTTGATCAGTTGGTCGGCGCTGCGCTCACGCTCCAGGCGCAGGGTTTCGGCCTGGTCAACGGCTTTTTGCTTGTCCCACTGCGCCTGGGTACGGGCTTCACCCACACCGATCAGGTGCGAGCGCACGGCCAGGCCGGCAGCGGCAAGTGCTGCCAGCACGGCGGCGATGATGGCGATGCGCACCCAGTTCATGAGATGGCCCTGAAAAGCTGGAAGGCGCGGATGGCCTTGTTGAGCACCGGCAGGCCAAAGGCCACCCAGACAAACACGCTGCCGGGCAGAACGTCTTTCAACAGGCCCATGCGCTCTTCTGCAGCAGCAGCGGCCAGCACGATGGCGTTGAACCAGAACACCTTGTTCTCCCACCAGCGCGGCGCGCCTGGCGGCTGCACGCCGGTATGCTCCCACCAGCTGCGGATCTCGATGCTCAGTTCGCCCCAGGCGGGCAATGGCCCGCCCTCGGAGTTGACGCCGTTGCGCAGCAGGAAGTAATCCCGGTAAGCGCGCTCGCCGGGCGTGGCGGGAACCGCTGCCTGGGCCGCCGCCATGTGCTTGAAAGCCTTGAATGCTTGCGGGCTCATTCACGCACCTCGCCGCAGTGGTGGGCAAGCCCACTCGACACGCGGCGCGGGCTATCACCTTCGCGCATGCGCGCCGGGGGGCCGCCCATAAAAATTGAGTTCCGGGATTTCATCGGCGCCCTCCACGGCCGGCCGCCTTGTGCCGGGCCTGGTTGCGGCGCTTGCGCGCCACGCGCACAGCGTGCCGGTTGGTCCAGCCATAGGCTGCTCGGCGCTGGCGCCCGCCCGAGGTGCCGACCCCACCACCGAGCATTGCGCGCATCTTGTTGCTGGCTTCCTTGATCGGGTTCTGTGCGCTCTTGTTGATGGCGCGCTGTGTGGTCTGTGACAGACCTGGAACTTCGCCCAGGTTGACGGTGGCCAGTGACCCCACGGCACCGAATGCGCCCGCCAGACTGGCAGCGGCCAGGAGTGCGGCGTGCCTCATGCTGCCTGCTCCTGGTAGACGTGCTTGGCCAGCGGCTGCATTCCGTTGGCCAGCCACGCACGCACGTCAAAGCCGGGGCAGGTTTTCGTCCACTCGAAGGGCTCGACCATGCCGTCGCCATCGCCATCGGGCGACAGGTCGCGGTGGCCACACACGCCACCGAACATGCGATAGCCCAGCTTGGCCGTTTTGTCCGGCACGCGCTTGGGCGCGGCGCAAGGGATGCCGTAGTCGGTCAGTAGCATCGCCACAACCTGCTGCAGGCTCTTCCACTGCGCGGCCGTGTACTGCGCTTCCCGCTCAGCGCCGCCTACCAGGCAGATGCCCACCGAATGCGAATTGAACTCGACCGCATGCGCACCAACCTCGGTCAAGGCCCGGCCAGACCAGACCTCGCCGGTCAGGTCGATGACGTAGTGGTAACCGATGGACGGCAGCTTGGAGCTGAAGGCGCGCACGGCCGCAGGGTTGCGGTGAAAGCCGCGTCCGGCGTGCCAGGCGTCAATGACCTGGGGCGCGTTCATGTAACCCACTGAGCCGGGCTTGCCCTGCTGCAGTGGTTTGCCGCTGGGGGTGGCGGCGCAGTGGATGACAACCAGGTCAATCGACCGTGGCAGCGGTTGCCCGACTTGGCGGGCGAGCGGAGTTTGATTTTGGTTGGGCATGCCCGGCAGAATGCCGGGCCGGGGCTTGATTTGTCAGAGTGACGACGGTCACTCTAGACTAATGCTTGCAGTCTGCCAAAGCCGCCTCGAAACGTGACTGCGACATCCAGGAGCCGCCACGCATGACGTCAGTGATTCCATCAGAAAGATGACCGATAGCAAGTAAGCAATCCTTTTTGTCTGCTTGAGGCGCACCTGTCGGATTGAGTGCGCGAAACACAGCTGTGGAACTGTCAAGCAGCGCTGCGGCCGCGCCCGCGTCGCCCTTGCGGTCTGCGGCCTTAAGTTGCGCCGCCATGTTGACCATCCTCTGTTTTTGCGCCGTCGCGCTGGTCTGTTCTTCGGACACCGGCGATTGCAACCATAGACCAATAGAAAAAACAGCAACCACACCAGCCGGCAGCAGCGTCCAAGCAAGCACGCGGACTTGGCGCGATGCCCAACGTGATCGCACGCCGGACCAGACGCACCAAGCAACGATAGCCGCGTAAGTGGCCAAGACCCAATATGCAGTAGCGCTCATGACTTCCCTTTCCTGGCTGCATCTTGCCTGCGTGTGCGCCTGTGTAGCTCATTGTTTTTCATGCTGCCTTCCTTTCCGCTTTTTTAACACTTATCTCTGGCTGTTTCGCTTCCAGCATCGCGACGCGCTCAATGGCGCGCTGCCCCTCCTTACCGGAATGCTTGTAGTTATCTAGGAGTGCCCTTTCTCTAGGCTGCAGCGCTCCAGCCGCCACTTCCGCACGTCCAGTGAGGATGTAGTTCACATCAGCGCCGAACTGGCGTGCCAGCGCCAGCAACGATGAACCGTCTGGGAGACGCTTTCCAGCCTCCCAGCCCACAACCGTTTTTCGGTCAACACCAAGTCGCTCAGCAAAGGCGGCTTGCGTCAAATCGCCGCGCAATTCCGCAATACGTTGTCCCGCCTCAAAAAATATTTCGTCATGAGACATAAATTTACCTTGCAAATGGGTAATTAATTGCCCATAATTCGATCTAACAGACGCAATTAATCAGAGCGTCCAACTTGTTAGACGAAGGATAACCCAGCCATGCACCCAGAGGAAATCAAAGCAGCCATTCGCATGAAAGGCACCACGCCCTCGGCCGTTGCAGACGAGTTGGGCATTTCCCGTACAACCGTGTCGCAGGTCATTCATGGCCGTGGTGTTTCGGACAGGGTTGCCACGCGCATTAGCCAGGTGCTGGGCATCCCGAAGGCCTCCATCTGGCCTGATGCGAAGCCCACGTTGATGCGGCGAACGAAGCCCAAACTGGTCGCGAGAACCGAGGACCGCCGAAAGCTTGCGTCCACCTGGGACGGTGTTGAATGCAGGTCTGGCGACCGCCGCGCGGGAGCGCGCAAGTGAAGCCGCACTACAAGCTTCATCTGAATGGTCAAATTTCGCTGGCATCTGTGCCATCAGATTACGCGTCGTTCAATACGCACAACAAGCTTGGCAGGCAAGAGCTGGTTGCGGCAATCAAAAAGAAATTCGGCAGCGTAAGTGCGTGGCAGCGGGAGTTTGGAATTCCTCACACGCTTGTGCAGGACGCGCTAACTCCGCGTGGCAAATACGGTTGTATCGGAGGCGGAAGCGGTGCGCTGCGCGCACTGATGGGTCTTCCTGTGCGCAGCAGTGCAAACACCAAGGCGCTCGACATAACGCTGAAAGTACCACTCCAGGCGCTGGCTTTGACAGCTAAAAGGCGAGGGCGCTAGCATGACCGCACCCACCCCCATCCAGGCCACGCTGAGCCGTTGCCGCCACGGCCATGCGCTGGTAGTGCTTGACGGCCAACCGTTCAACGGGCTTGAAATTCGCCCAGGCGCACTGCGCGTCATGGCGCAGCAGCTCAATGCGCTGGCCGACATGGCTGCGCGTTTGCCAACCGGTGGCAAGCATTGGCGGCCTACTCAGGTGCAGATGGCGTCTTTGGCAACCGACGCAGCTACAGCCCAAGAGGCCCGCGCATGAGAGCATTTGCTACCGCCGCCGAACTCGCCCAACTCCCCGGTTTCCCGTCAAGCGAACGCCGCGCCCGCGAGACAGCCACACGCATGCAGCTCCCCGCCCGGCCAAGGGCGGGACGCGGTGGCGGCTTTGAGTATTCGGTGGAAGCCCTGCCACCAGCAGCCCGCATGGAATGGGCGGCACGCTTCGCTGGCCAGCAAAGCCAGGGCGCAGCCAACGACGCGATCACGAAGTCCGTGCAATCGGTGGGCGAGAACCGTGTCAACGGCACACGGCAGGGCGCACTGGTGACCGGATGGCGCAAAGACAGGCAGGACGCCATCGCCCGCGTCCTGGTGCTCTTTCAGCGCTTCTGGCAGGGGTTCGGCGGCAAGGCGACGCCGGCTCTGCAAGCCTTTTGCACCCAATGGGCAGCCGGCAAGATTGACGTCGAGCCCACTCTGTGCGCCCAGTTTCCGACCCTGAGTTTCAGCACGCTGCGCGCCTGGCACGTCGGCGTCCAGGAGCGAGGCCTTGTCGCCATCACACCGCGTGAGCATGTCCGCAAGGGTATGTATGCAGCATTGGCCGGCGAAGTCGGCACAGCAGTCCTGGCCATGCTGGTGCAGCAACCACATCTGTCAGCCCAGGCTATCTATGAAGCCTTGCAGAGCAGTTTTAAAGACCTACCGAGTGACCGGGCTTTCCGTCGCGCGCTCGCCTATTGGAAAGAACAGAACAAGCAGGTCTACGAGGCGGCAATCAACCCGGACGCGTGGCGCAACAAATACATGTCTGCGGCCGGCAGCTACAGCCAGGGCATTACACGTCCCAACCAGAAGTGGGAAATGGACAGCACGGTCGGAGACATCATGCTGGCTGACGGCCGCCGCCATCACATCGTCGGCGTGATTGACGTTTTCACGCGCCGTCGCTTGTTCATAGTGACTCGCACCAGCCGGGCCAACGCGATCATGAGCCTGATCCGCCTTGCCATTCAGCGCTGGGGCGTGCCGGAATCCATCAAGACAGACAACGGGGCCGACTACGTCGCGCAGGTGCTGGAACTGGCTCTGCTGGGCCTAGCCATTGCACATCCGCTGTGCGAGCCATTCAGCCCACACCAAAAACCGCACATCGAGCGTGCCATCGGCTCATTGATGCACCAGTTGTTTGAGCTGCTTGACGGATACATCGGCCATAGCGTGGCCGACCGAAAAGGCATCGAGGCACGCAAGGGCTTTGCTGAGCGCATTCTGAAAGACAAAAGCTTCACGGTGGAAATGCGTCTGACGCCCGAGCAGGTGCAGGAGCAGCTCAATACCTTCTGCGACCGCATGGACGCCAAGCCGCGCAGCTACCTGCAGGACCGCACGCCGCTGCAGATGGCCGCCGGCCACCAGCTCAAAACTATCAACGAGCGCGCATTGGACGTGCTGCTTGCACCGGCGGCATACAGCGGTACGCGGGTTATTGGCAAAAAAGGCATCGATATCGGTGGTTTCTATAACCACGCATCGCTGGGCGGCATGGAGGGCACGTCAGTGCAGGTCAAGGTGGACGACACCAACCTTGGCCGCTGCTGGGTGTTCGACCTGGACGGGCAGTTTATCTGCGAAGCCCTGGACTACGAAAAGCTCGGCCTCAATAGCGCCGAAGTGGCTGCCGAGCGACGCGCTCATCAGGCCAAAGTCATCCGTGAACAAAAACGCGGCTTGCGCGAAGCAAAAAAGGCCTTCGACACGCGTGCCGCCGTCGCCAGCATCAACCGGGCACGGACCGAGGACGCGGTGGCCAACGCAAGCAACGTGGTCTCAATCCAGCGCCCATCTGCCGAACACACCAGCGCAACCATCGCCTCCATCGTGGCGGCCGACGCTCCCCTGGTAGACCAAGCCCGCGTGGAAGCAGCACAGGCCGGCCTTGCGGCTTTCCTGGCCAAGCCGGCCGAAGTGCGCGCCATGCCCGAGACGCCCCAGATTCGCTACGCCCGCTGGCTCAAGTTGCAGGAACGCGTCCAGCTCAGCCAGGCGCTGACGGCCGACGAAGGAAATTGGTTTGAGGGGTACGCGCAGGGTGCCGAGTGGGCATCCATGCAGCGCTACTTCGAGACTTTTGGATTGACCGCTGACCAGGTGCTGGCCGGCTGACAGCGGGCAATCCAAAAAAAGAAACCCGGCAGGCGTGCGGCCTGACCGGGCGGTGTTCAGAAGAACTAACGAGAAGGAAAGTATATGACAAACAGGAAAATTTCAACAGCCACTGGCGGCGGCGTAATTGCGCCAACCTCCAACATCGGCCTGGTGCATACCCTCATGGAGTCGCTGACAACGCGCGCTCCTGGCTTGCCCGGCATTGCCGCCTTCTACGGCCGCAGCGGCCTGGGTAAGAGCGTCGGCGCAGCCTACGCCAGTCACCCGGCCGGCTTCAACGGCATCTATGTCAGCTGCCGCAGCTTTGAAACCAAGAAGAGCCTGGCCATCCAGATCTGCAAGGCCATTGGCATTGTGGCCAAGGGCAGCATCCCGGAAATCGTGGATGCGATTGTCGAGGCGCTTTCGCTCAGCGGCCGGCCGCTGATCGTGGACGAGGTGGACCACATCGTGGAATCGAAAACGGTGGAGCTGATCCGCGACATCCACGACGCATCGGACGCACCCATCCTGCTGATCGGCGAAGAGCGACTGCCCAACAAGCTCAAAAGCCACGAGCGGTTCGACAACCGTGTGCTGATCTGGCAACCGGCCACGGCTTGCACCAGCGGCGACTTCGATCTCCTGGTCAAACAGTACGCGCCCGATATCCGGATTGCCCCCGAACTCAAAAAGCGCGTGCTGGCCGAGACCCACGGCATCACCCGCCGCGTGGTCACCAACATTCACAACATCAAGCGCTGGTGCGACCGCAAGGGCACCAAGGATGCCTTGGCCGACTGCGATGTCGAGCTGTACACGGGCCTTGCACCTGGAAGGGCGGGCCTGTAATGGCGGGAAAGCCTTCCATCGTGATGACCGGCATGCTGACGCCGCGCGAGCGGATCTGGCAGTCCGTGCGCACCTTCGGGCCGCGCAAGCAGTTCACGGCCATGATGGTTGAGGACGGCTGCAAGCCGACCGTGGCCTACGACACCGTGAGCCAGTACCTGCGCGATCTGAAAGACGCTGGCTACCTGGAGGTGGTCGAGCGCATCAAGCCGGAGAAACCGGCAGGCAGCCGCTTCGAGGCACCAGTCTACAAGCTGGTTAAAACAGCCTTTGAAGCGCCGCGTGTGGGCCTGTACGGCAAGGAGGCGCGGCAAGGCTTGGGCGTACTGGCCATGTGGCGCTGCATGCAGGTTCTCAAGTCTTTCGACTTCAGGGACATTGCCCGTGCTGCGAGCCACCCCACCTTGATCATCGCCGAGATTACCGCGCAGAAATATGTGAACGCCCTCGCCAAGGCCGGCTACCTCACCACGCTGCAGGAGCCCACAAGGCTGAAGGCCGGCCGGTACCGGCTGACCAAGGTGACCGGGCACCACGCGCCGGCCATCACGCGCGTGAAGTCGGTGTTTGACCGCAACCTGGGCAAGTTCACCTGGACGCAACCCGTGCAGGAGGTCGCCGATGGCCTCGAATAAGACGCCGGTCGCCCGGCCGCTGCCGGCCGACGCGCTGCAGGCGCTGCTGGGCCTCAAGGAGACCCACTCCCAGGCCGCGATAGCGCGACTGATCGGCGTGAGCGAGGGAACGATCAGCAACGCGCTGGCCGGGCGCTACATCGGCAACGTCGAAGCGCTGGCAGAGCGGATCCGTGGCCAGGTGCTCAACCAGACGGTGGTCTGCCCGATCTTGGGCGAGATCACCACGCGCATTTGCCAGGACGAGCGGAAAAAGCCCTTCCACAGCGCCAACCCGACGCGTGTGCGGCTCTGGCGCGCCTGCCAGACCTGCCCCAACAACCCCAAAGGAGGTAAACCATGACCCGATTCGGATGGATCAAGCGGCGCGCCAGGCGCCTGCAGAACTTTTATGGCATCGACCGCAAGCTGGCCGTGTTCGACGCGCGCCAGGACTTCCTGATGCTCCAGGGAGGCCAGTCATGAACCGGCATGCCTTTTATCCAGGCGTCGTGATTCCGACCGTGCCATCAAGGCGCAAGCAGCTGCTGCGCTTCCTGCGCTGGCTGGCGCTGTTCATGGTGGTGGCCGTGATGGTGCTCGGTGCAGTCAAGGTAGTCGCCATCTTGTGGACGCTCGACGCGCAGCTCGACAGCGCCTTCCTGCAGGGCATGAACGCAGCCCGCCAACTTTGCACCAGGGGAGCCTGAACCATGCAATTCAAAAAAATGCCCCCCAAGGGTGCCAGGCTCAATCCGCAGAGCAAGGCCATCGTCGCGCACCTGCAGGCGCACGGCCGTCAAACCTTTGACCAGCTGCATGTGCTGTTCAGGGAGCCGTCCTACCACCGCAGCAACGGCCCCAACGGGTTCGTCCCGAATCCGCACTGGCTGCGCGCCCGGCTGACCAACCTGCGGCAAGGCGGGCATGTGTCGCGCGAGGTGCATGAAGGCGTCATGTACTACGTGGCCGGCTACCAGGCCGGCGAGCAGGAACCAACGTCCAGGCAAGCCCTGGCCGCTGGCGGCTGCATCACGCCGCCGCGCCGCGTCTACGTCATGCGGGGCGGCACCTACCAGCCGCCGCCACCAGTGCCGTGCCGTGAGGGGGCGATGGACTTCGCCAACTGCCCAAGCCTGGACGCCGGCCGCCGCATGCCCTTCATCCCTGGAAGGGCCATTTATGGGTAACGCCATCACGCAAGACACGCGCGCGCTCTGGCTGATGCTGGTGCGCGACGGCGGCTGGTGGACCGCCGCCATGCTCACGCATCACTGGCGGCCCACCTTCGCGCCGCACGAGGTGCAGCAGGCCGTTGATGCCTTGGAGGCTGGCGGCTTCCTGGCCAGCCGCGACCAGGGCGACAAAGCGCACACGCGTATCTACGCCTTCACGTCCGAATGCAAGACGCTGCCGGATCTGCCCCCAGCAACTGCGCTTGGAGGTGTCCTATGAATCAGCCCACCTTGACCACCGAACAACTCGTGGCGCTGGCTCATGAGCAGCAGTCAAAGCTGCGCGACGCACTGGCCGGCCTGCCCGCCAATGTGCAGCTCGACGCCTTGCTGCTCGCCTTCGTGACCATCGCAACCGAAAGCGGGCTGCTGGAAAACGCCGGCACAACGCTGATCAATGTCGGCGGCAGCATCGTTTTCAACGAGCTGTTCAGCAAGAACATGACGCGCTGCAGCGTGCCGGCATCGCTTGAGGTTGACCACCACGCCGCGCCGCCCATCGTCCAGTAACCAGGAGCCAACCATGTCACAGCTGCAGATCACCAAAGCCCAGGTCCTGGCCGAGTTGCAAAAGCACGTCGGCCGCGAGAACGGCATCCACGGCCGTGACCTGGTTGCCCGCATCACCAACCAGGCCAGCAACCCGCCCGCCCTGGAGCGGGCTGTGCGCGACTTCATCGTGGAGCTGCGCATGGACCAGCACCGCGTGTGCGGTTACCCGGCCAGCGGCTACTACATGGCCGCCACACAGAAGGAGTTTGACGACACCTGCGTCTTCCTCCTGGAGCGCGCCAGCACCACGGTGGACCAGGTCGCCGCCATGAAGGGCCGCTTTGCGCCCGACCTTTATATCGAAATGGGCGTCCCCAGCCCTTCCAAAAAATCAACCACTGCAGGAGCTTCTAAATGAGTGAACAACAAACCTCGCACCCTGGCTACTGGAAGGATGCCAGCGGCAGCCTGATCCCGGTCAGCAAGATCAAGGAAATCGACAAGGTTCGCCACAAGACGGTTGGCGACATCTGCCGACAAGCCGAGCAGGAAAGCGCACGCCTGATGGCCTTCAAAACCGTTTCTATGCAAGCCGTCACCGATTTCATCAACACCAGCATGGCGGAGTACGGCATCAAGCCGCGCGGCACCAAGGGCAACGTCACGCTGTTCACCTTCGACGGCGAATACAAGATTGTCCGGCAGATGGCGGAGACCCTGGTCTTCGACGAACGCCTTATGGCGGCCAAGGCGCTGATCGACGACTGCATCACCGGCTGGAGCAAAGGCAGTAACGACAATATCAAGGTGATGGTCAACCATGCCTTCCAGGTGGACCAGCAGGGCAAGATCAGCACCGGCCGCGTGCTGGGCCTGCGCAGTCTGAAGATCACAGACCCGAACTGGCTGCTGGCGATGCAGGCGATCAGCGACAGCATGCGCGTGGGCAGTACCAAGCCCTATATCCGCTTCTACAAGCGCGACGCGGCCAGCGGCGATTACTTGCCTATCAGCCTGGACGTGGCGGCGATATGAGCGCGGAAAAATTAACGACCGCCATCAACCTGGACCTGGCGAACCTGCGCGCCTCGATCAACTATCGGAAGCCCGCCAAGCCGTTGCCGCAGCCAGCCTGCAAAAACTGCAGCTTCTACCTCTGCGACCACGATGACCGCGAGGGTGAGAAGGGCGTCTATTTCGAGACTTCGAACAGCCGCTGCAGGCGTCACACCATGCCGGTCGGCCGCACCAGTGTGTGTGACACGCATGAGTTCAAGCACACCGACCGGAGGGACGTATGAACGCCACCACCTGCACCAACTGCGGATGCACCGAACTGCGCGCCTGCCCCGGCGGCTGCAGCTGGCTCGGCGTCAATCACCGCGACGGCACCGGCGTCTGCAGCAACTGCCCCAAGGCGCTCACGGCCTGGCGCGCGCAGCAGGCTGACCAGACAGTTCAAAGCCGTGATGCCAGCCAGCGCGAGCTGCTGCAGATCGGCCCAACCGATATCTGAAAGGACGCACATGGACGCTGCATTGATCGAAAGCCTGGCGCTGATCGTGTTGATCGGCTTCCTGTCCTGGATCTTCACCCGTTTCGACTGATGTTTCCTTGATCACGCCAGCGGCCTGGAAACCGCAACCGGCTGATCTTCACCGCCCCAGGGCTTCGGCCTTGGGGCCTTTTTAAACCGCTTTAAAGGCCAATTTATGAACACCAAATTTGTCGCTGCCGCCCAGGCCATCGCTGAGCACTTCAAGGCCGCCGAAGCCCGGCGCGGCGAACCGTTCGCCGAGACCTTCATCGATCCGATGAATAACGATGCCGTCACACCCAACACGGCGGGCATCCCGGTCGATCTGTTGCGCGCCCTGGTCGAGGCCCGCGATCCAGCGCCGGATTCTTTGCGGGTAGTTTTGTGCGACGTGGAGTCGGAGCGCCAACGACAGGACGCAAAGTGGGGCGGTCCAGAACATGACGACGGCCACGATACGCACACCTTCTGCCTGTTGATTGAAGGCTACACGGGCTGGGCGCGTGTCATGGCTGGAATGAACAGTCTCGCCAAAGCCCGTCATCGCCTTGTCCAGGTTGCCGCCTTGGCTGTGGCTGGATGTGAGTCCATCGACCGCGCCATCACTCGCGCTGCCAGCGGCAAAGGCGGTGCAGCATGAAAACCGAAGTCCAAACCCAAGACATCACGGTGCGCTCAACAGGCGGCACCTACCAGACCAACATCGTGCGCGGCTTCAATGCAAGCTGCACCGCTGGTGAAAAGCAGGCGGCCGAGCGCCTGGGCGAGAAGCTCTACGGCGCATCCCTGGTCACCGTTGAACCGTTGCCGCGCGGCAGCGATCACAACATCACCCACTGGCGCCTGCACGCCGAGCCGGTGCACGCCTGGGCCTGGCAGTCCGGCCTGATCGAGTTCGGCCGCGAAGTGCCCGAGGGCGCCCTGTCGTTTGCCACGGGCATGGACCGCCCGCTGCGCGCCCGGGTCAGTGCGCTGGCCCGCGAAGGCATGGGCAAGAGTGCAGGCAAGCTGTTGGTACCAGGCGTGCCAGAGGCGGAGAACGAAACCGCACAAGTAGACGCGCTCATCGCGTGGGTGGACTGGTGCGCCAAAGGGAACGGCAAAGAAACGAGCTGCGGCGTTGTCTTTAGCAACCGTCAGGGGAGCGCAGCATGACATTCACCATCACCGTTCCGTTCTGGACGATGCTGCCGCTGGCGCTCTGCCTCGCGGTGTTGGCTGCCGGCCTTTGGATAGACCTCGCCGCCATCGGCTCTGCCCTTGACTACGATTGCTCGCTGATCGCCATCGTCTTGTGCCTGGTGTGCTGGGTATTGGTGTTGTACGGGCGCTATGAGCCCTGGCTGGTGCTGCCCGTGCTGGTCACAACCATCTTGATCTTTCAGGCCTGGCGCGAGAGGCTCAAGCGCGAGGCGCGTCGGATCGTTGCCAGCATCCTTGTCGCCGCTTGGCTCCTGGTGGTCTACGGGAGGCTCACTGCGTGAGCTGCTGCGATGCCAATCAAACCTGAAAACCGCGCCCGCTATCCCGCCGACTGGACGGAGATCCGCGCTGCCATCCTCCTGCGGGCCGGCAACCGCTGCGAGTGGCCCGGCTGCTGCGCGGTCAATCACGCGGTCGGCTACTGGGAAGGACCGAACTTCACGCAGATCTGCATGAAGGATGAAGCGGCCAGCATGGACGTCGAGGCCGCTGACCTGGCTGACGGCTTCAAGGTGATCGAGATCGTGCTGACCATCGCTCACCGCGACCACATCCCGGAACACTGCGACCCGGCCAACCTCGCGGCCTGGTGCCAGCGCCATCACCTGGCCTACGACCAGGACCACCACACCATCAATGCCTACATGACCCGCAAGGCCAAGGCAAACAACCTGGAGCTACCGCTGTGATACCTGTAACCCAGACTCAACTTCATGATCCCGCGAACGGCAAGCACGGAAATTGCCTGTCGGCCGTGCTGGCGTCGCTGCTGCATATCCCCATTGAGACCATCCCTGTGTTTTCGAGCAAAGACACATGGCTGAAGGACATGAACGCCTGGCTGCGTCCCCGTGGTCTGGCCTATCTTTCTTTCCCTCAAGAGGGCTTTCACCAGATGCTTGCCGACTTTGGAATTCGTGGCGTGCATCACGAGATCTATGGAGGCACCACAAGATTCACCGATGTCGGCCACGCATGCGTTGGCGAAGATGGTCGGTTGGTGTTTGACCCGCACCCAAGCCGCGACGGCCTCAATGCCTCCATTGAAGGGCATGGTCTGTTTATCGCTCTTGAGCCTTGGAGGATTCAGACATGAGCCACTGGCTTGACCTTTTCGAGGCCGCGCAGCCGTGGCTCACCAAGGCGATGCAATACCTCGGCAGGCCGTTCGCCGTGATAGAGCTGTTCGCCACGGCCTGCGGTCTGTTTGGCAGCTTGCTGCTGGCCCTGAAAGGCCGGCAGGCCCCCCTGGGTTGGCTCTTCTTCGCCGCCAGCAACATCGGCTGGCTGTCCTTCGCCAACGGGCACGGCCATCAGTTCATGTTCGTGCAACAGATCGGCTTCTCCATCACTTCGCTGGTCGGCATCTACACCTGGATCATCGTGCCAGCCGTTGATCACCACTATGAACAGCTTGTGAGAAAGGCAATCGGGCTATGAGCCGCGCACCTGTCACGAAGAAGCCTGTGGCGATGTGCTGCGTCAGCATCGCCTACAACGACTACCTCATGCCTGCCGACAAGGGCATGAAGCTGGTCGAGCTGCTGCAGTCGGCTTTTGCAGCCCGAAAAGATTACGGCGATCACGGCTACACCTACGCTTTCGGTGAGCAGCCGAGCGTGGAGCTGTCCTTGGTCAAGGCGTCGCAGATCAAGGCGAGGCGAGCCGACACCAACGCAGCCGGCCAGATGCTCCTGGGAGGGCCTGACTGATGACCTTCATCGCCATTCGCACACGCCCGGTCGATCTTGATGCCTGCCAGTGGCATCAGCCCGGTGATCTGCCCGACATCGTCGTTAGCTCTGGCGTTACCGGAATGTCCACCTGGGGCGTGCACAGCGCCTCGCATGGCTTTCAAAAAATCAACCCTGGTGATTGGGTCGTTTTTGAAGGTAGCCGTCACAGCCCTCGCGTCTACGGGAACGCTAACTTCCACGCAAATTTTGAGATTGTCGAATCATGACCAAACTACCGCTAGCTGGCCTCACCAAGATGCGGCAGCTCAACCGGCGACACAACGTAGGTAGTGCCGTTGTTGTCGTGCTTGATCACGAAGCCGTATTTAAAGTATCCCTCCCACGGCACCCAAAAAACCACTGGCGGAAGCCGCAATTCATCGGAGCTAGAGGTCACTCTACTGCTGGCGTCCTTCCATTTGGCAAGGAACTCACTCACGCTCACGCTTTCCCCGTCAGTGTCTTCAGGAAAGCCAGCAATTTGGGCGGCTGCCGAGGCCGCGCCCAGCTCTTTTGCCGTCTCAACAACAGTCTTCATGTGCTGCCAGTAATGATCGATCGGGCCGAGTTCGTAGATGTACCAGTGCATGGTGTTGGTCGCAGGTTTGGGTTGATGGAGCAGCCATTATGAGCAAGCTAGCCCGCGACCACCGCAACAGCGACGTCATCAAGATCCAGATCGCCAGGAAGGAGCTGAAGCTGAGCGACGACGACTACCGGGCCATCCTGGTTGCCAAGGGTGGACAGGACAGCTCGAAAAACCTCGACTATGAAGGCCGGCAGCGCGTCCTTGATTACTTCAAGGCCACGCTGGGCTGGAAGCCGAAGACGGCCAGCCACGGCAAGCGCCCCTCGCGGCCAACACCCTCGCCGGACAAGCTCAAGCTGGTTCGCCGGATACGCGCTCAGCTGATCAGCCTCGACCGCCTGCCAGACACCTACGCGGACGGCATTGCCGAGCAGATGTTCGGCGTGCAGTTTTACGAATGGTGCACGCCCGAGCAACTGCATGCGGTCTCGGCGGCGCTGGGCGTCCAACAACGAAAAAAGGGAGTGCCCACGCAATGAAACCGCGTCGCCAGATCGACCCGCCACGCGAACAGTTCAGCCTGTTCGATCTAACCATGCCGCTGCGCTCGGAAGTCGCTCAAGACGACTTGCCGAAAACTGCGCGCGAGCTGGTGCAGGTGATCGGCCTCGACGCGACGATTGACCTGGTGAAAATGTGCGCCGGCGACGAACTCAAGATCCCGGAAGTGATCAACGGCACCAGCCGGGTGTGGGCCATGCTGGTGGATGCCGTCGGTCCTGACGCTGCAACACGCCTGGTGCAACGCTATGCCGGCACACCGCTCTACGTGCCCACCTGCGCTGTCGCTCTGCGCGCTCATCGCGACCGCGAGATCATCCGCCGCATCGATGCCGGTGAGGATTTCGACGTGGTGCGCCGCGACAACAAGATCACCCGCCGGCACATGTACCGTGTGCTGAAAAAACCTTTGTAGAAGCTCCAGGATAATCCAGCCATGCGCCCAGCACCGTCCAACCCGAACGTCTCACCCTGGCTTTGGGAAAGCGCCGTCCTGGAGCATGAGAATTACCTCAAGCAGTACCACCTGCTGCGCAACATGGGCCTGACCGACGAGCAGGCGGATCGCTACCTCGACCTCAGCAATCTGGCCGCCGCCCAACTGGAGCGACTGACCACTGCGGACGTGGATTTTCCATTCAGTGACCACGCTTCAGCCTTCGACGAGCTGAGCAGGAACATTGCGGAGATGAGGGCGCTTCTGGGGTACTAA